TCGGCTGGCGGCATTTGGCTGTTCAGTTCAAGTATCTGCGTATAGAGCGGATCGCTTTCGATGTCCTCGTAGCTTCCTTTCCATTTGTCAAGCAGTTGTGATGCGAGCTTGGAAGTTTCGTTTTGGATATAGGTCGCTTTCCAGGTGTTCGCTACCGCGTCGTACCATGTCTTTGGTGACATTGCCGTGCCGTAGTCGGCGGCAAGTATCTCATCGTGATCGCGGAACGCATCCTCGAACGATATGCCTTTCAATTGTGAAAGGAAGTATGAGGAATTGAGGCGATTTTCCATCGCTATGGGGTCGTCGCTTTCTTCAATGGATCTCTTGAACGTCGCGGCAATGTCGTTAGGCATCCATGAGCCAATGGGTGCGCCCTCGAATGGCGCTGTTTTCCCTGCGGTTTCGAGGTTAAACTGTGCGTTTGGATTGTCGGTGGAGTATTGTTTCAGTATGTCGATGGCGGGTGACTTGTAGGGCGAGGCGGGCTGTCCGAGTGATGCGAACAGTTTTTTGTAGTACTCGTCGCCGTAGTTGTCGCTCATTTATTCAATGCTCCTATAGACCAAGGGGAATATCGTTGACGGTGGTGGTGGCTAATCCGTTGGTTTCGATATCGAGCTTTTTGTCGCCCTGTGACCGCATGGCGTTTCCAGCGCTATCAAAGACGACAGACGCCCATCGCCCAAACGTCTTTTGCCCTGAAACTCGTTCCCATGGGACGAATACCATTGCCGCGCCCTGCGATTCTTTCATGACGAGAGCATTGCCTTCATACAGGCCCATATAGTAGGTGTCGCCTATATTCAGCTTTGCATTGCCGGTTTTTACGGAATATGACACCGTACCGTCTGGGTTGTTGACGGTGATAAAGTCGCGCAGTTCCGGCTTCCCTGAAAGCCTGAGAACGCTGTTGATCTCTTCCAGACTCTTGGCGGCAAACGTGGCCTGGATATCCTTGAATGCGGGATGCGTCGCGGAATAGAGGCCGTCCCTAGGGGTCATGTAGATTGCGTATTTTCCGGCCATGGCGTTTTCAAGATAAATTTCTGAAACGTCATGGTTACCGTTCAGGAGTTGCCAATCTGCGCCGATATTGAGATTCACGGACCGCGTTTTCATTTCGGTGATGATTTCTTTTGTTTTTTCGGGGCTTGGGCTTGGGTAGAGCGCCTTTACTCCGTCAAGCCAGGCGCTCATCCCCGGCGACCACTTTCCGTTTTTCTCCATGTCCTTCTGCGTTACGGTAACGTCGCTCCATATCGGATCATTGCCTTTTGATATGAACTTTTGCTGTAGAGCGAGTGCGTCGGAAAACTTGCCGCCTGCGATAAGGTCTGCCGCGTAATCAGATAAAAGTGCATTGTAACGTTCCGGTGTGGCGACGGCGGTGACTGGTTTCCCGTCCCTGTCAACGTATTTGATAATTGTTGGCGCGGCGCGTGAAAGGTTTTGCGCGGCAAGGCTCTCTGCGACTGCGCCGATTATATCATATGCCGAATTTGCGGCATTTTTCTGCGCTGGCGTTGGCCCTTCGCCATTTTTAGCCTTGGCGTCTGCCGTCTGCTTGGCGGCGATTGCGCTTCCTATACTGATAAGGTCGTCGCTGAATTGCCGGTAATGCGTCGAAGATAGCGTAGTAAGCTGGTCAAGCATGGTCTGATTCAGCACGGGAGCCGACGGATCAAAGCCTACGCCATTAAGCGCCGCCCATGAGTTTGCCTTGGCATCCTGCAATATCTTCAACGCGGGGGCTTCTGCGGTTTCCATCGCGGCGGTGGAGGCGTTGAATCCGTTCCACTTGTCTTTCCAATAAGTGCCGAACTTGTTATCAAGGGCGCTGTCGGTGGGGAATAATGTGCGTATCAGTTCTTCCGACATCATTTCTACGGAAGGATCGTGGACATATCCCTTCACCGTTTGCACTTTTATATACTCATCCATCGCGTTTTTTGCCCTGGTATCGAGAGCAGAATACTCCGCGTTTGATTGGATGGTATAAAGCAAATCGGCGCTATGGATAAATGCCTGACCCTTGGCAGGGTCGGAAACGTATATGGCCGTAATATCGCGCACGGCCTGGCTGTATGCGCTTTCTGCGTCTTTGCCCTGTAAGCCGCTGATTCGCGCCGAGAAGTCTTTGAGTACGTCGGTGGCTTTGCCCTGCATCGCGGTTTCTGCAACTTCGAGCGCGTCTGATTTTGCCTGTATGCCGAGCGTCCTTTCCCGCTGATTGTCCTGGAATACTCTATCCTCACGAGATTGCGCGAGAGCTTCGGCGTTCAGGTCTATGGTATTGAGCTTGTCTTTGAATGCGGCGCGTTCTTCTGGCGCAAGAATCATTGCCTTGTCTATGAGCGCATAGAGGGCTTCGCGTTTAGTCGCGTTGGGCTGGCCTGATGCGTAGGCGGCATCCCGATAGCTGAATACCGCGTTGTTGAGGGAGTCTTTTGTCGCCGTGACTGCCGCGTCCGCTTCAAATTTGGAAATACTAGACTGCAACGCGGCGTATACCTGCGGGGTAAGGCTGTTTTTGTGCGATTCGAGCCATGCGGCGCTCAATACGTCGCCCTGGACCGGCAAGCCCTTCAATGCGCGGTCAAGGTTGTCGGAAAGTTTCAACCCTTCCTTGGTGAGCGCATCTGCCTCGTTCTGTGGGATAAGTGTGCCGAGATAGTTGGCAAGGTTCACCTGATCGTTGATGGTGATGTCTTTTCTAGCGAATATGCCGTCAATCGTATAAGTATCGGGGTTCTTTGCGATATCGAGCTTGATGACTGCGGCTACCATGGCTGAATTGGACTGCGTGAACACGCTATACATCGAAAGGTACGCGCTATTTGCGGAGCCATAGAGTGAAAGCCCGAGCGCATCCTTGTTCTTTTCGATAAGGTTGCCCATATCGTCAAGGTCGGCCTGTGAAAGAGTCCCTGCCGCCTGTTTCTTTTGCATCTGCGCGATGCCGGAAAATACCGCCATGCCGGAAGTGTCCTGTCCGTCGCGCTTTGCTTCCGCCTGCATGGAGAGGTAGAGCGAGAAGTTTTGCGCGAGATATTCAGGCGGGGATTCGGCAAGCACCCGTTCCTTGGTGACTTCGCCTTTCAATATCCGTGCGGTAAGGTTGAGCGTCGCGTCAGTCTTGGCCTTGGTGTCAATGTTCGATTGCAGATTCCATACCTGCGTTCGATAGGTTGCAAGGGTCTGCGGGTCGATCTTTCCTTCCAGGCTGTTGAGGTATGTCGAGGAGAGGGTGGGGGCGCTTGGATCTACGATAGCCTTGCCGAGCGAAAGAGATGCGAGGTTGTCGTATGCCTTGCCGAGTTCAAATACCACCGCGTCTTTCTTAGTTTCGGCGTCGGCCTGGATAAGCGCGTTTTTCATGGAAAAGTTCATGTTCTTGCTGGCAAGTGCCGCGGTTCTGTCGAAAGGCTTGCCCGCCTTTATGTCTGCGTCGTAGGCAAAATATTCCTGTTCTCCCGCCGCGCCCTCGCCGGTCTTTTGTGCGTTCTCAAACTTTGCAACCCATCCAGGCACATCTTCGGGGTTTATACGGCGAATAAGGTCAATGGGGTTTTCGGTGAGTTTCCCTTCTTTCATGTTCAAGAACGCGGTATTAAGTTGCTGTTCCTTGGATTCGTTGGTGGCGCTTTTTAAGAGGTTTCCGATTGCGGTGAGGCTTGAAAGTGCGGAGGGGTCAAGGACGACGCTTGTATCGCCTACGGTATAGGTAGCGCCCGCAAGATTTGCGGCAAGGGTGATAGCCTCGCCCCATCCTTTTGTCTGAAGGGTGGTGACTACCTGCTTTTTTGCGTCGTCGAAAAGAATCTTTTGCGTTTCGGCTTCAAGCATTGGCGCAACGTCGTTCGGGTCGATAAGCCTATTGTTGGCAAGGCCCTGTATTTCGGCATTGGCATTTTCAAGTTTCGCCTGCGTGGTTATCCCTGTCTTTGATACAACGGAAATGCGTTTTTTGGCGTCGGCTACCTGTTGCTGGCCCCATCCATTGAATTGAAGATCGGATATTTCCGCGCCCTTGGTAACTTCAAGCTGGCCGACATAGGCTTCAAGTTGGCGACGGGCCAAGGGATTGCTGACGGTTTTAAGGCTTGATTTCGTTTTGTCGAGGTAGTCCTTCCATTTCTGCATGTAGCCGGAAGGTTGTTCAGAATCGGGTATGCCAAAGTCGGTATCAGTACGGAGTGAGTCTTTGAACTGCTCAACGCCTAACCCAATTTCCGTTGCCTTGTTCTTGTAGATATTTTCAGCATCGAGCTTGTAGATGGTTTCGGCAACGCCGCTGACCGCGTTTCCCGTCTGCTGGACGGTGTTTGCGAACTGGCCGAGAAAGCTGGACATTTTCAGATCGGGCATTATTTCTCCCCTGTCTTTGCGAGCCAGTTGCCCACATTGCTGATCGTGGACGGCACGGAACCCAGGAACGACATGAACTCCATCTTGCCCGCGTTCTTTTTCAGGTAGGCCGTGTTTTTGTTCAGGAGCGCAATCTTGCGCTGGTAGCCCTGCGTCAAGAGCGACGTTTCAAGGGCTTTCGACCGTAGCGCGTTGCCCTGCGCGGTGTACTCATAGCCCTTGTTCACGAGCGACGCGTTTGCCGATACGGTAGTTGCGCCGAGTTCCTCCGATGCAAGGCGTTCCTGCTGGCGAAGCACGGCAAGCGGGGAGGCTCCGGTTACGCCGGAATAGCCGAGCTTGGCCTTGGTCGCGCCGGTTTCCAGCGCACCTTTCTGCGCGGTGACGCCGACGGCGTATTTGTTTTCAGCGGCGATGTTCTTCATGTCGCCTATGATGGTTTTTTGCGCGAAGTCGGTATTGGTCTTGGCGTCGGCATACATGAGATTCGCGCCCTTGATGTCGGCGCGGAACTCTGCGGCCATGTCCGCGTTCTGTTCAACCTGCTCTGCGATTGCGGTCTTGGTAGCTTCGGCGTTGGTAAGTCCTGAAAAGACACCTGTCGCAAGGCTTCCGATTGCCATGGTGACTGGATCTGCCATTATGCTACCCTCTCGTATATCGTATAGAATTTGCCGTCAGGCCCGAATGTCGGCGCGATGCCGACAGGATCAAAGCGCATCCAGTTAACGAAACGCTGTGCTTCCGGCCAGTTGATATCCACCGCTGTCAGGAGCCGCTTGTACCCTACCTTGAACACTTCATCGAGCAAGGAACGGATCGCCCAGAATACGCGGGGATGCTTCACGGAGTCCGGCGACAGGATCATCCAGCACTTTGCGACGCCGTTTTCCGCTTCATAGCCGACGCACGCCATGATGTCGCCGTCCACTTCCAGAGTGAACGATTGCCCCGTTGGTTCAAAGGGCCGATACTCGCCCGCCTGTGCAAAGCGCTTGATGTTTTGAGCGTCTGAGTCCCTGAACTCTCGCAAGGTGGGGATGGTCATTCGACCTCCGGGGATATGGCAAGGATGGTTGCCGGTAGCGGTGAGTCCTGCTTGAACACGATATAGCCGTCTTTGTCCCAGTTCCCGCTGAATGGGGACTTGTGGGTGCCGGTGAAGGGCGATGTGTCCAGGCTGATCGTTTCAGGGTAGGCGTCGGTGGAACTCGTCTGCAACTTGAATGCGTAGCTTGCAAGAAGCTGGAGGAATACCGCGATCACGCGTTTTATCTGCATGTGGCCGGAGCCTGTCTGCATCTGGAACGGCACCTTGTTGGTCTGGCCGTAGCAGGTGTACGCGAGTCCGACGCCTACGCTTGTCCCGTCTGCAATGCCTGTGGGCATGGTAATGACGCCTGTCGAAGCCGCGCCCGTCGCGTCGTACACGGTCGCGCCTGATACAATCTTCACCGCAAGTCCCGCGAATCGCGCTATTGTGTTCGTGGTGGCCTTGGTGACGATAGAATAGCTGTCAAGATTGTAGACAGGGGAGAGCAGGGGGTCGAGCTTTTCAATGTACCGCACTGACCCGCGAAGGGTGGATACATAGACATTATCGTTTCCATCGTTGTCCACGATGACGGCGACTGATTCTATCTTGTTGGTGTGCGCGGTGTCGATGACATACCGGCACCATGCCTGTACTTCGTAGCCGCGTGAGTACACAAGCACGGCCATTTCGCCGTCCGAGCGAACACAGTAGATCATCGGTTGCCAGCTCTGCGCGAAGTCAACGCCGACGATGCCTGTTCCCATGATGTGTTCAGCGTGGAAGGTCAAATCGGGCGACTGGTAGGCCGCGTCCTCGTTCTGGTAGTAATACTCGCGCAACCGCTTACTGCCGCCCTGGACGAATAGCACGGCCTGGTTGACGAGATGCGCCTGAAACGCCGCAGAGCCGTATCGGGTCTGCAATCGCGCTTCAGGGGTCAATGCGGTCACGCCGGCGGGAACGATGAACTCCGATACCGCGCATCCGATAATCAGATCCTTTCCCGCCGCAAGCCACATGATCTTTTCAAGCTGATCGCTTCCAAGGTTGAACTGCATGGCGTTGGAGTCGATTGTCACATCCTTGGTCGTCGTGACATCCTCATATTCTGGAACGTTGGGATTCGTCCACGATGCGGCGGCTTTTGCCTGCTTTATGGTGTATGAAACAGTGTCGAAGTAAAAATAGTTATTATAGCCTACGTTGCGTATGGCGGTCGCGGTGTAGCAGTATGTTTCCGATGCCCATACCGTTTGCGGCTGGTTGGTCGTGCCTGCCCACCATAAGCGCCCGCCCCACACGGCGACGCATCCCGGATAGTTCCCTGTCGTCTGGAATGGTATCTTGCCTGAGTTGCCTGTCATAGTAGGGATGCCGATGGTAAACGTGCCGCCTGATACGAAAGACAGCTTGCGGGGAGCGAACGTGCGATGCGCCATGTACAGGTCTGGCCCGTCCTGCGCGAACTGCACTTCCGCTATCTGCGCGGCGGTCACATAGGGGAAGTCAACGACGCTGACATCGTGAGCCGTAGAGATAAACTCCATCGGCACGCCGGGGGTGGATTCCACGAGCGCATCGTTGTACCAGAAGCGCAGATAGCCAACGCCTGAAACAACTCCCATTTCCAGCACATAGCCGACCGTATCGGAAACATTGAATGCGTATAGACGGACTCCTGTTGCGTTTGTTTTGCACCCGCCGATATATTTCAGCCCTGGGCGCGTTGTAACGCCGCCTTGAAGGAATGGCACCCAGTTTTCGAGGGTTGTGGAACCCTTGGAATAGAGCGCAAGATCATTTCTTCCGGCCATGCGCGGGGAAAGCTCCCCTGCGGTAAAGTCGGTGATGATGGGAAGCTGGCTCACGCGTCCTCCCACCGTGTTTCATGTTCCGGTTCAGCCGATGCCTCTGACTGTGCAACACCCATGGCCGACACAAGCACCTGCATATATTCCTGCTGGAGTACTTGCGCCATGCTCGCGCTTCCGGTCACGCCCTCGCAGATCATCATGGCAAGGCGAAGCGATATTGCGGTCTGGATGAAGTTGTCCCATTCGTCGGGGTCGGTACTCATCTTCACATAGCGCACCGTGGGATATTCGGTGTCGCAATAAAGGAAATAGCCCTCGCGCTTGAATTGCGTGCTGTCCTCAACGTCAAGGATACGCAGGCAATCTTCGGGCAGGACATATTGATAGTCGTAGTCGGTGAGATTGGTGTACTCCGCGCAGAACTTCCAATGCGCGGTATTGTCCGTGATGTCGGCGCTCGTGGTCGTCGGGCCGCCCGATGTGTGCGACGTTCCCGCCGTGATGCACTTGTACAGCCGCGAATTGTTGACAACCCTATCGTTCAGCACATACGCGGTCGATGCCTTCCAGGGCAGGTTTTCATACGCGCAGACATACTTCCAATGCACCGTGCCGTCGGTGATGTCGGCAGCGGTCGTGGTCGGGCCTGTCGGCGTTCCCGATGTCCCTGCGGTGATGCATTCATAGAGCCTGGCACTTGATACTGCAAAATCGGCAACCGCGTAGGCCGTGGACGCTACCCATGCAAGGTCGGCGTCGTCCTGCAAGACTGCCTGCGTGGTGATGGCGGGCCATGGGTGGTAGCGCAACACTTCATCGCGGGCGAAGGGATAGGATTGTATGGCAAGCCTTGGATTCTTGTTGGTGTCGGAGAGGCTTGTTGCCTGTTGCGCCCCAATGCGGGCGAGCGCAAGGTTCATGATCTCAAGGCTTGTCATGCTGTCCCCTTATGCTATCGGGAAAACCATCAGGAGAAGGTCG